AGGGTCTTGACGACAACGGTCGTTCAAACATGGCTCGTCTTCTAGAAAACCAAGCCGCTCAGCTTCTAAAAGAAACCAGCACAATGTCTGCTGGCGACGTAGAAGGTTTTTCCGCAGTTGCTTTCCCAATCGTTCGCCGTGTATTCGGTCAGCTTTTGGCTCAGGATCTTGTATCCGTTCAACCAATGTCCCTACCAAGTGGTCTAATCTTCTTCCTAGATTTCACCTTCGGTTCGGAAAACAGCGACAACGGCGCTACTGACAACGGCGATCGCCTTGCACAGCGTTTTGGTACCTCCCTTTACGGCGGTGGCAAGGTCGGTGCTCAACTCACAGGTGGTGTTGATTTGGCTGACAACAATGGTCAGCTTTCAGCTTACACCTTGAACAACGGTTACTCCAGTCCAACAGCTTCCGTCGTAGTTAGCGATGGTGCAGTTACTATCGTAGCGTCTGGTACCTATGGTGATACTCAAACCCGCCCAGGCGGATCTTTGTTCACCATCTTGCGTGCTGACCCAGCTTTTATCTCTGGTACAACCACATACCTTGTTGGTACCGTAGAAAAGCAAACAAACCAAAACATGGATGACCTCGTTGCCATGACCGTTCTCAGTGGTACTGCTGCTGGTGGTTTGGTTAGAGATGGTTTCCAAGTTCGTCGTTTGACTGACTTCTCTGGTTCCAGCGAAACAACACTTAACATGGTCTTCGCTTCTACAGCAACCACAGATCAGTTGAGTGCTTCTGTTAACGTTACAACTGGTCTCACATTCCCAATCGTGGACGTCTTCAACGCCGGTGGCGCTATCGGCTCTGTTGTCGGTGCTACTCCATGGGGTCTTGAGAACAACCCACGCATTCCAGAAATTGACATCAAAGTTGATTCTGTAGCCGTAACAGCTATCTCTAAGAAGCTTAAGGCTAAGTGGTCCCCAGAACTAGCACAAGACTTGAATGCTTATCACAACCTTGACGCTGAAGTTGAGTTGACAAGCATTTTGTCCGAGCAAGTTGCTCTTGAAATTGATCAAGAGATCCTTGAAGACCTTGTTAAGGGTTCTACTGCTGGTACATTGTACTGGTCTCGTAGCCCAGGTAAGTTCTTGAATCGTGAAACTGGTGCCCTTCTTAACGGCACAACATACCCAGATTTCACAGGTACTGTATCTGAGTGGTACGAAACTCTTCTTGAGACTGTCAACGAAGTAAGTGCTCGTATTCACCGTAAGACACTACGTGGTGGTGCTAACTTCCTAGTTTGCTCCCCAGAAGTAGCTAACATTCTTGAGTTCACCTCCGGTTTCCGTGCTTCCGTCTCCCCAGACGATCAAGACGGTTCGTGGGGCGTTCACAACGTTGGCTCCATCAGTCGTAAGATGGACATTCATGTCGATCCTTACTTCCCACGTGGAGAATGACTAGTAGGTCGTAAGGGCAGCAGCTTCCTAGAAAGCGGCTATGTATATGCTCCTTATGTCCCACTACAGGTCACACCCACCATCTTTGGTACCGAGGACTTCGTACCTCGTAAGGGAGTCATGACTCGCTACGCCAAGAAGATGGTTCGTCCAGACATGTACGGACTAGTAGTTTGCACAGATTTGGTATCTGACGTATCAGCTTAAAAAACTCTTAAGAGTTGAATAAGTTTGAGAGAACCCCGTCCTAGTGGCGGGGTTTTCTTATTTACGGAAGAAATAGGGAACCGAAAAACTATTTATACAATAAGCGAGGATTTTACATGCCCACAAACCTTCAACCATTAAGCACCGTTAGTGCTGTAGTATTACCCGCTACAGGCACGGCTACGGACGTTACAGATTCTTTATCTTATGGTATTTATACCACAAGTGCCTTTGTTAGCGGTGCTGTGGATCAGGTAGCTTATACCTATAACAAGCTGGGAGGAAGAGTATTAGATTTAGAAATAACTCCAGCTATTGTATATAACGCCTATGAAGAAGCGTGTCTAGAGTATTCATACTTAATTAATACTCACCAAGCTAAGAATGTCTTATCTGATCTTTTGGGTAACACTACAGGCTCTTTTGATCAAGATGGTGAGTTTACTGAATATTCTGGCTCTGGTGGACTTACCACCAAGCCCAATCTTAAATTCCCTCGTTTCCAATTAGGGTACGCCACTCATGTTGGTAGGGGTGTCAGTTTACATGCCGGCGTTGGAGCGTCTCAGACCATTTTTTCTGCTTCTTTTGATGCTAAACAAGATATTCAAGATTATGATCTTCAGGATATTATCTATAGTGCGTCGCTAGTCGCTGGTGCTCCTTTTAGTAATAGCGTTGGTAAAAATGCCATCACCATTCAGAGAGTTTATTATAAAACACCGCAATCCATGTGGAACTTTTTTGGTGGCTATTCCATCGGAGCCGTGGGCAACTTATCAACTTACGGCATGTATGCTGATGACAGCCAGTTTCAGCTTGTTCCAGCTTGGCAAAATGTTCTACAAGCTTATGCGTTTGAGGAGGACTTAAACGTCAGGGCGTCACATCATTCTTTCCGAATTAACAATAACAAGTTAAGAATCTTTCCCACTCCCAATGGCAGTTTTCCGGATAAGTTTTGGGTAGATTTTAGAGTGGCAGAAGATGCCTTTTTTGAAGAGGCTGATCGTAAATATGGCGCTGATGGTGTAAATAATATGAATACCTTACCATTTCCCAATGTGCCTTATAAACACATCAACAGTATTGGTAAGCAATGGATCCGCCGTTTTGCTCTATCGTTAGCAAAAGAAACCCTTGGACAGGTTCGCTCTAAGTTAGCTTCTATACCTATCCCAGGAAATGAAGTCACTCTTAATGGACCTGCTTTGGTGTCTGAAGCTAAAGAGGAACAAAATGCTCTTAGAGATGAGCTAAAAACTGTCCTGGATGAAATGGCTTACGGCGCTCTCGCTGAGGGTGATGCACAAATGATGAACAATCTTCAAGAAGTCGTTGGGAAGATCCCAATGGGCATCTATGTAGGTTAATTGAATGGCAAACGATCCCCGCATCAACAGATGGACTCAACCCACTAATCCGCCACCACCCTTGTTTGTAGGGAAGGCAGAGAGAAACTTTGTAAAACAGATCAATGACGAGGTAATTGAGCACGTTGTTGGTCAACAGGTATTGTATTTTCCAATAGACCAAAAATTAACAAAGTATAATATCTACGGAGAGGCAATAGAAAAGAGCTTTTTACCACCCATAAGGGTTTACTCTCTGGTTGACTATGAGGGTTCAGAAAGAAAACAAGATGAATATGGCTTTGACAGTATTTTCAAAATTAAAGTTAATTTTCACAAGCGACGCTTAGTTGAAGATCAAGACTTGTTTGTTCGTCCTGGAGATTTTGTCCAATATGACCTACAGTATTTTGAGATTGTAGATGTCTTTGAGGAAGCCCGCTTTCTCTTCGGTCAGGATTCTGGTTTTGCTGATGGTAAAGCGCTCTCAGTTCAGGCGTCCTGTATTCAAGCAAGAAAAGGGTTATTTAATCCAGGGAAAAATATCTAGGAAAATAAGCTATGCCAAAACGTACCGAGTTAAATCAAGAATTAAAGGCAAGGTATGGGTTTAACCCCTCTACCCTAGAAACAATTGATACGGCGTTTTTTAACTACTTAAACGACGATCTAAATATCTTCTGTGACACAAATGACGGCTTTCATAAAGTCCCTGTTTTGTTTGCATCTCCAGAACGAGCTTTCCAAATTAAAGATAACCCCACGCTCCGCCCTAATGGAAGAACGCTAGAATATCCCTTGATGTCTATCGTAAGAGGAAGTGTAATCAATAATCCAAGCAACAAGGGTAAGTATGGAGTTTATATTCCGCCTTACTTTGGATTTTATAAAAAAGGCGGTGCTATTCCATTTGCTCGTCGTGTGAACCAAGAAAAGAGTCGTGAGCGTGCAAACCTAACAGCAAAGAAAATATTTAAGCAAGATAATTTTCCGTTTGACAATGAAAAGGTAGTATACGATACTCTGTATATTCCTATGCCAACATATGTTGAGGTAACTTACGAGGTAAAGATTATAGCAGAGTACCAGAGTCAAATGAACCAAATTATACAAGCCTTTTTGGGGTCTTTTTCTACACCTGTAGCATTTAAAATAGAACATGACGGTCATGTTTTTGAGGCTTTCGGTGATGAAACTTTTGCAAACGAAGGAAATAGTGGCGGCCTTGGGTTGGAGGAACGAATCTTTAAGAGCACTACTACAATTACAGTTTTGGGTTATGTTATCGGTGCGGGGGAGAATGATAAAGTACCCACTGTAACAGTGCGTGAATCCGCTGCTGAGGTTACAATTGGCAGAGAAAGGGTGGTGCTTGGCGACGAGCCTGAGTTCCATGCGGGCAGAAAAGATAAATACAGAAGATAATCAACCTGGCGTTTGGAACACTGCCCTACTATTTATTATTGGTATTTAGTGTAAATTGTTAGATACTTTACTATACGATTAAAACCGAGGAGAAAACATTTCGATGGCTGACAACTCTTCTAAAAAGTTTAAGTTCATTTCGCCTGGAGTGTTCGTTGACGAGATAGATCAATCACAACTTCCAGCAACCCCAACTGAGGTTGGACCAGTAGTTATTGGACGTTCCCGCAAGGGACCTGCTAATAAGCCTGTGCAAGTAAACTCATACTCTGATTTTGTACAGACTTTTGGCGAGCCTGTACCTGGTAATGAAGGCGGCGATGCATGGCGTGAGGGCAATAATACTGCTCCTACTTACGCCCCATATGCTGCTAAGGCTTGGTTGAGAAATAATTCTCCTCTTACCTTCCTTCGTGTTTTGGGCGATCAAGCAACTGGCGCTAGTGGCACCGGCTTAGCTGGTTATTCAGTAGGTACTGCTGGCGGTACAAATGATAGCGGCGGCGTATATGCACTCGTTGTCTGGCCCTCCTCATCTGTAAGCGCTGAAAGCACGGTTGTGTCTGGCGCTGTCGCCGCACAGTTTTATTTGGAGTCAGGGCGTGTTCTTTTGTCTGCTTCCACAGGTCAAAATGGTTCAACGCTGTACGCTGTTGGTGCCACAGATGATTTCACTCTAGTATTCAGCGGTTCCACAGGTGCCGTGGATCAAAAAGTTAAGGTTAGCTTGAATCCCGATTCTGATAACTTCCTTAGAAAAGCTTTGAACACAAACCCAACAATTACTAATGGTGCCATCACCACTAACTCTACCCAGGCATTCTACCAGGGTGGCATTTATTGGCTCGGTGAGTCCTATGAATATCAACTTGGGGCAAAGGGTGTAGACAGTATTGGTCTTTTATCTGGCTCTAGTTATGATAAGTACCATGCTGCTATTCTTCCAATGGTTGAGAACAATGTCAATAGAAACGTTCAACAGAATGATTTTAATGCTCCTGCCAAAAAGGGCACTACAGGTTGGTTTATTTCTCAAGACTTAAACACTGATACCTCCTCATACCGTGCCCGTAATCAGCAGAAATTGTTCCGCCTTGAGGCTCTAACTGCTGGCGAGTGGGCACAAAGAGAAATTAAAGTCTCCATCTCGAACATTAAGGCCCCAGAGGGGAACTTCCAGTCTTACGGTAGTTTCTCTGTCCTTATTCGTGAGCTTTCTGATAACGATAATAGACAGGTTATCCTTGAAAGATATGACAACCTAAATTTGAACCCAGCATCTCCAGATTATATTGCTAAAAGAATTGGTGATAAATATCAAGTCTACAGCACTACAGAATTGAGAAATGTTGAGTACGGTGAATTTGAAAACCAGTCAAACTATGTTCGTGTGGTGGTCAATGAAGATGTAGCCGCTGGTTCAGGCGAGACTCGTTGGTTGCCATTCGGTGTCTTCGGTCCTGTCAAATACCGTGATGTAGGTTTGGTAAGTGGCTCCTCTGGATTCTCTACTAATCTCGCTGCTCCAGCATCCGGCGCTCGTGGCGGAGTCAGAACCATGCTTGATGGTGATAACTCCACCGATTATGGATTAGCCGGACACACTGTTGCCACAGATCAAATTTTATCCCTAGAGGGTATCGGCGCTACAGGAACAACCTTCAGCGGCTCTATTCAATTCCCAAGTGTTCCTTTGAGAACTAAAAGCACATGGGGATCTCCTAGAAATACAAAGAACACTTTCTGGGGAGCATGGACTGGTAGAACAAATACAAACACGTTCTTCAACCCATCTATCCGAGACTGCCTAAGACCAAGATCTTTTGATCTTAGTTCTATCAATGACAATCCAGCCAGCACTTCACTTGACGTAGCTGGTGAAACATCAGCTAACGCTGCCAGCGAAGCATTTGAGATCGCTTGGGTATTCTCCCTAGACAATGTTTCCGGGTCTACTAGCGCTGGGTATCAATATCTTGGTGGAAACGCTGGCTATAGACAACAGGGATTAAGTATTTCC